GGCCGAAAGAATTTGCATCTGCTGTAGAATTTGATAAAAAGATGCGTATGCATAATCCTAAGGTAAAGAACTTTGTACACAGACAATGCGTTCCATTGGATCAAGTAAAGTTCAAGGATGATGAAAAGATAGATTTATTTAATCAAGAATGTGAGGGTATGTGTGGACTTTAGAACATTAATTATTCAAGCATTAGAAGATAAATATAATGCAGATATATCAGAGGCAGAAGCAACATTAAAAATATACTTAGAAAAACCAGTAGCAATTGGTGAGCATCCGCAACATGTACAGGAAGCTGACAAATTGGTAGAGAAAATAGCAAACGCACAAGAAAAACTAGAAATACTAACAGGATACAAACTATGACGAACCAAGATGACATCAACAAAGCGTTTCCACAATACACGCAGGTAGGTGGGAACCATTATACAAAATTTGTAATTCAACCATACGAGTTTATCGCAAAGAACGCATTATCATTCTTTCAAGGATGTGTTGTGAAATATGTTTGTAGATATTTAAAAAAAGGAGGCATACAAGATCTTGAGAAGATAAAACATTACTGTGATCTAGAGATACTAAGGTTAAAGCAATTACAAAAGAAAAAATGAATATAATAAAAAAAGAAATCAAAGTTAAAAAGTTTGGTTTTACATTAGAGATTTACCCACACTTAGAAGACTCAAACGCTGAAGGGTTTGCATTTGAAATATTTCCTCATGACTATCATGCAGCATTGTATGCATTTAGTAACAAGGATAGCTTAAATAAATATATAAAAGAGAATTGCATAGAGGAAAAGAAATGACAGGTTTACAATTTACATTTAATTTTAAAAAACATATTTGGTCTTGTCCATCAGAGTACAAAGATTTAAGTGCATATGATGAGATAGCAATCGATTTAGAAACTAGAGACGAAGGTATTAATAATAAACTTGGTGCAGGTTGGGCAACTGGTAATGGATACGTTATTGGTTTTGCTGTAGCTGTAGAGGGTTGGCAAGGATACTATCCATTCAAACATGAGGGTGGTGGCAACATGATACCTGAACAAGTTTTAAATTACATGAAAGATGTATGTAAGTTACCAAGCAGAAAAATATTTCACAATGCACAATATGATATTGGTTGGTTAAGACGAATGGGTATTGAAGTAAATGGTGAAATAGTAGATACAATGATTACAGCAGGAGTCATTGATGAGAATAGATGGTCTTATAGTTTAAATGCATTAGCTAAAGATTATCTTGGTGAGCTGAAGTCCGAAAACGATTTGAAAGAAGCTGCAAAGGATCATGGTATAGATCCTAAAGCAGAGATGTGGAGATTACCTGCAGAACATGTTGGATTTTACGCTGAGCAAGATGCACGTCTCACGTACCTATTATGGCAAAGATTCAAGCCAGAACTAAACAATCAAAACCTGGAGACAGTTTGGAGCCTTGAGAATAAGCTGTTACCGATACTTATTAAGATGAGAGAAAAAGGGGTAAGGGTTGATGTAGATAAAGCTCATCAACTAAAAAAAGAGTTCCAGGCTCAGGAAAAAGAATATCTTTCAAAAATAAAACAGCTAGCAGGACGAGAAGTAGACATATGGGCAGCACGACAAATAGGCGAAGCCTACGATAGATTAGGGATAGACTATCCACGTACTGACAAAACTCATGAGCCATCTTTTACATCCAATTGGTTAGCTAATTCGAAACACGAAATATCAAAATATATAGCACAGGCTAGAGAGATCAACAAGTTTCATGGTACATTCCTGGACTCAATTTTAAAATACGAACACAATGGGAGAATACATGGCGAGATCAATCAGTTACGTAGTGACAGTGGTGGGACTGTTAGCGGCCGTTTGTCTATGGCTAATCCTAATCTTCAACAGTTACCAGCACGTAACAAAGATTTTGGACCAAAAATCAGAGGACTCTTCTTACCTGAAGAAGGATGTAGATGGGGAAGCTTTGACTATAGCCAACAAGAACCGAGAATGGTAGTACACTATGCAGCCTCTATCGGTGATGGATACGAAGGATCCAATGAACTTGTAGAGGCTTACGCTAATTCAGAAACCGACTTTCACCAAACAGTAGCAGATCTAGCAGGAATAGAGCGAAAACAAGCCAAGACAATAGGCTTAGGATTGATGTATGGAATGGGTAAAAATAAATTAGGTATGTCACTCGGATTGTCCACAGAAGAAGCATCGGCACTAATATCCAAGTATAATCGTAAAGTTCCATTTGTGAAGTTATTATCTGACAGATGCATGAAAAAAGCAAATGATGAAGGTGTAATTAGAACAAAAAAAGGCAGAAAGTGTCGATTTGACATGTGGGAACCCAAGGATTTTGGTATCCATACACCAGAAACATTTGAAAATGCATGCTCAAAGTATGGCAGACAGAATATAAAACGTGCATTTACATACAAAGCATTGAATAGATTAATACAAGGATCCGCAGCTGATCAAACAAAACAAGCAATTGTAAGTTGTTATGAGGCTGGATACTTACCAAAAGTACAAATACATGATGAATTATGTTTTGATATAAAAACAGAAGATGATATAAAGAATATTAGGGAAACAATGGAAACTTGTATGGAATTTAAAGTACCGAGTAAAGTAGATGTAGCTTTAGGAGATGACTTTGGACAAGCTTCATAAAAACGAAGTAGCAGGTATCGGATCTGTAGCCTGGCCTACATATATGATCTTCAAAGAAAGATTAGTTCTCAAAAAATTTGAGGATGTAAAAAAGAAAATAGCATTTAACGCTGACTTATTAAAAAAAGACATAGAAAAGAATGGTCTGTTATGTCCAATGGTTATTGATGAGAATGATCAACTAACAGATGGAAGTGATAGATTTAGAATACTTGAGAAAGCAAACATCAAAGGTAGCTTTTTTTACAAAGCAAGAAACAAAGATGAAAAAGTTTTCTTTCAAAAGTTAAATGATCTTACTTGGGATGAACATCCAGACATGTTGAGATTCATGGAGAAGCTGTGGCAAGGTAAGATGAAAAAATACACAGAAAAAGTTACTCACTTATTTACAGAAAACGTAAGAACTGCAGTTCCAAAATAATAGAGAGCAAGAGTCCCCGTACCAAATCAATGATTTTTGAAAAAAAATATAAGACTAGTAATTAACCAGTCTTTTTAAAAAGTCGCTTAGCGTCTTCTACGCTTTGCTCGTTGATCTTAACTTTAAGACCTTTGATTTCAATATCGATCCACTTCATCTCAGGTGTAACCCTACCCTGCGCTAACGCTTGGGTTGCCCACTTGGACTCCAGCTGTAGCTTCTTCGATATTAACTCCTGTAGTGCCATTATCTAGCTCCTCATAAGTTATATGGAAACGACGCATTCCACGACCGAATCCATCAGGTTTAACAGAATACTGGTTATCATTCAGATTCTGTACGAAGCCATTTAACGCTTCTTCATCGTTTGCAGCGTTTACGACACTAGTTATATATAGTCCAGCTACATAACATTGAAAGCGATATTGCTTCATAGGATAATCTTATCAACTATTTGGTGTAAAATCAAGTGTTTAGTTTATCTTTGTCAACAACGCAGTTCATAAAAATTCTTGTAACGTAGAACCCTCTTTCGGTCATTTGAACCGCTATTTCATTGACTTTTTTGCTTGCCTCAACTTTGCAGACTTCTTCCCGGTAGAACATTATTGGATCCTCATGCAGCATAGCGCAGTGTTCTTGGCCTGACATCGGGTTAATTAGGCATAACATACCCATCATAAAGAATTCTTTCATAATTAAATATAGCACCAAAAATACTTGTTGACACTAGGGTATCAATTCCTATATTAATGGGACAGGAGAAAAAACAATGAACTTAAAAAGTAAATCAAAAATGTTTAAGGGTCTAGTTGAGAAGATAGATATTGCATTATCAGACGGCACTAGCTTCGATGAGATTGCAGGTAAACTAAAAAATGTACACATCAAAATCGGAGATGAGTATGTCAAACCTTTACCAACAGATCTATGTACTCAGTTAGCTAAGAATGAATTGGAGAATAGATAATGGCTTGGTTAAGATTTTTTGGAGCTGTTATTATTTTTACAATTTTGTTTCCTAAACTAACATTATTTTTAGGAGCCTTGATATGGCTTTCTTAAAAATGAATTGGAAAGATAAACAATACGCAGCTATAACTAGATTGAGCAAAAGCAGAGGTTGGGATTTTAGTGATAACAATCCATACTTTGAAAGAGCTTACATCTTTTTACCAAAGGTGAGTATTAAAACCAAAGATCAATTGAAAAAGGAGTTAAAAAAACATGGATATAAATAAATTTAAATCTGTTGCAGTAAGAAAACCAGACTATGATTTGTTACAAGGACTTTGTAATGAAAAATTCAGATCACCTGCATCTATGATATCAAAATTGGTAAACGAGTATGTAGAATTCCAGGCGAAGAAAACTGGTATGACTATCGATTCGTATAAAAAGAAAATTTTAAAGACAAATATTATACCAACTAAAACTAAAGGAAGGAATGGTCATGCAAGAAGATAAACTTACACCAGATTTAGAATCTGAAACTATGGATCCAATTGGAGATTTAGAGAAAGCTTTCAATGGTATAGATGTATTTCCTAGTCTTGAACAGGAAAACAGAAAGCTAAAAGAAATCAACAAGAACATACAAACTAAGCTGAACCAAACAGAGCGAGAGTTAGCGAAGTTAAAAGAAAATGTAAATCTGAGTTGTCAAGAAATGATGCGTATCTTAGGAGATGGACAAGAGTATGGCCACACAGAAGATTACACAGAAAAAAGATGAAGTTAAAATTTTACATATGGCTCATGGGTATAACAGGATCAATCAGTGCATGGGCATGGAGAAAACAAGCAAAAATTATAAGGAGTAAAAGAAATGTCTAAAAAGAATTTTGATTACAAAGCAACTTTAAATTTTGAGGTTTCATCACATAATCAACCTGAGTATCAAACTGATGAAATGATTAAAAAAAGTGTTCTTGAATTATTAAAACAACATTTGGAAGAAACAAAAACAACTAAGTATCTTAAGATAGAAAGAAATTATACGAGAGAGAAGATGGTTGCAGACAGGGAAGCTCAATTAAAAAAGCATTATAAATGGAAGGATATGTTATGATGTCCGATAAGGATTGTATTGATTTAGAAAACTATCTTGATGATTTAAGAACCAATACGAGAGAAATTCCTGTGAATAACTATATCACTCACCATGTACATGCTCATGAAAATGGCCATGATATTCTTATTGTAACTGGTGACGAGAAGGATATGAAGAATACAGTTGTGCAGAAGTTCATGTGCAGGTGGCCTAAGAATAAAAACCCAAGAACAAAACCCTTTACTCATGCCAAAA